TGGTAGTATAGTTGGTAGATCTTTAACTCAAGATGGTGATCCTAACAGAGGTAAAGTACCTATTCAAGAATTACAAACATCGAGTGCTAATGGTAAAATTGCATCTTTAATAAATACTTATCAGTATTATTTACAAATGATAAGAGATGTAACCGGACTTAATGAAGCGCGAGATGGTAGTTTACCAGATAAAGATTCTTTAGTTGGTTTACAGAAGATGGCAGCTAACGCTTCAAATATTGCAACTAAACATATATTAGATGCTAGTTTATATTTAACATTGAGAACTTGTGAAAATATTTCTTTAAGATTAGCAGATGCTTTAGAATTTGATTTAACTAAACAAGCTTTAATGCAGAGTATATCATTAACTAATACTCAAAATTTAGAAGAATTAAAAAATCTTCATTTATATGATTTTGGTATTTATATGGAATTAGAGCCTGATGATGAGGAAAAAGCTAAATTAGAACAAAATATACAAGTAGCTTTACAAAGTGGCCAAATATACTTAGAAGATGCTATTGATATAAGAGAAGTTAAAAACATTCAATTAGCTAATCAAATATTAAAATACAGAAGAATACAAAAGCAAAAACAAGATCAAGCTGCTCAACAACAACAAATTCAAGCTCAGGCTCAAGCTAATGCTCAAGCTTCTGAACAAGCGGCTATGAACGAAGTTCAAAAACAGGAAGCTTTAGCTAATACAAAAATACAAATTGAACAAGCAAAATCTCAGTTTGAAATACAAAGAATGGAACAAGAAGCATTAATTAAAAAGCAATTAATGGCTGAAGAGTTTAATTATCAATTACAATTAGCTCAAGCAGACGCTTCTAAGATGAGAGAAAAAGAACAATTTATAGAAGATCGTAAAGATAAAAGAACAAAAATACAAGCAACACAACAATCAAAAATGATTGAACAACGTCAAAATGATTTATTACCTACAGATTTTGAATCTGCTGGAAATGATAATTTAGGCGGATTTGGTTTAGAGCAGTTTGAACCGCAATAAACTATTTATTAATTTATATTATATTATATTATGTCAGAACAAGTTAAACAAGAGGGTACTTTTAAAGTTAAAAGGCCTAGAAAACTAGTGAAAAAAGATGGACCTATTAAAGTAGATTTATCTAAAATTAACCAACCAAAAGAAGAACAAAAAGATGCCGTTCAAGTCGGAGAAACAAAGGAGGTGGCTATGGAAGAACAAACCGGAAATAGCCCTCAAGTGGACAAACCAATATCAGAGCCCGAAAAGGTTCCTGAAGATAAAGAAGAAAAGCCAATAATCGAAGAGGTTGTTGAAGAAGAAAAGCCTACAGAAGAAAAAATAGAAGAAGATATTGTAGAATTAGGTGAAAAAATTGAAGAAAAAGTTATTGCTCCTACTCCAGAAGAGTCAAGAGAAATAGCTAAACTACCTGAAAATATCGAAAAAGTCGTAGACTTTATGAAAGAAACAGGTGGTACATTAGAAGACTATGTTAGACTTAATGCGGATTATTCTAACGTAGATAATGATTCTCTATTAAGAGAATATTATAAACAAGCCAAGTCACACTTAACATCAGAAGAAGTTAACTTTATGATTGAAGATAATTTTTCTTTTGATGAAGAAGTAGACGAGGAGCGAGATATTCGTAAGAAAAAACTCGCTTATAAAGAAGAGGTTGCAAAAGCAAAACAGCATTTAGAAGGTTTAAAAAGTAAATATTACGAGGAAATCAAGTTGAGACCTGGTATTACACAAGACCAACAAAAAGCTATGGACTTTTTTAACCGCTATAATGAAGAGCAAAACACAGCTCAACAACAACATGAAGATTTTAAATCTAATACTAAAAAATATTTTACTGATGATTTCAAAGGTTTTGATTTCCAAGTCGGTGAAAAGAAATTTAGATACGGAGTTAAAAACCCTGATGAGGTTGCAACTAAACAATCAAATATTACAAACACAATTAAGAAGTTCTTAGATTCAAAAGGTAATGTAAAAGATGTTAAAGGTTATCACAAAGCTATGTATGCCGCAGACAATGTTGACAAAATTGCGCAACATTTTTATGAGCAAGGTAAATCCGATGCTACTAAAGATCTTGTTGCTAAATCCAAAAATATAACACAAGACAGTAGGCCATCGCCCACTGGAGAAGTTATGGTTGGAGGGTTTAAAGTTAAAAGTGTAAGCGGTCTTGATTCTTCAAAATTGAAGATTAAAACAAGAAAATTTAACTAAAACTAAAAATTATTAATTATGGGACAAATTTCTCCTGTGTTTGGAAGTATAGTACCTTCTCAACAACAATTAGCGCTACAGGGTAACTACTTAGCGTTTAATACTGGTGGTGCAAATGATTTTATCCAGCAGTACCTACCTGAAGTTTACGAACAAGAGGTAGAAAGATATGGAAACAGAACGTTAAACGGTTTCCTTAGAATGGTTGGCGCTGAAATGCCAATGACATCTGATCAGGTTATCTGGTCTGAGCAAAATAGATTACACATTTCTTATGACAATGTAAACCAAACTGGTGGTGCAGGTTCTGTTCAATTAGAATTTGCATTAGGTGGTACCCCTGCGGTTGCCAACGCTATTTTTCCTAACGACACAATAGTTGTTATGAACCCATCTACTGGTGTTACAATTAAAGCTGTTGTTAGAAGTAGTGTAGCTGCTGGTATAGGACAAAGAGTAATTGCTTATCCTTTTACTGCTGCTAACTTTGATGCTTTAGGAGTTGGAGCTACAAACTTAAAAATGTTTGTTTATGGTTCTTTATTCGCTAAAGGATCTAATGGACCTATAGATGCTGCTGGTAATGCAGGAACTTATAAGTCTATACAACCAACATTTACTCAATATTCAAACAACCCTATTATAATCAAAGATTCTTTTGAAATCAATGGTTCTGATATGGCTCAGATTGGTTGGGTAGAAGTTGCTACTGAAGATGGTACATCAGGATACCTTTGGTATTTAAAGTCTGAGTCTGAAACAAGACTAAGATTTGATGACTATTTAGAAATGGCAATGGTTGAAGGTGAACTAGCTACAGGTGCTGGTGGTTCAAGTTTTGCTGCTCAGGTAGCTAACATACCAGGATTTACTTTTGCTGGTGCTGCTGCTCTAGGTACTCAAGGTCTTTTTGCTGCTATTCAAGCAAGAGGTAATATTATGTCTGGCTTCTCTGCTGGTACAGGTTTATCTGACTTTGATCAAGTACTTAAAAACTTAGATACTCAAGGTGCTATCGAAGAAAACATGCTTTTCTTAAATAGAGACTTAGATTTAGATTTTGATGACATGCTAGGACAAATCTCCGGTGGTATAGCTGGTGGTGTTGCTTATGGTTTGTTTGAAAACTCTGAAGATATGGCACTTAACCTTGGTTTCTCTGGTTTCAGAAGAGGTTCTTATGACTTCTACAAAACTAGCTGGAAATACTTAAATGACGCTTCTACGAGAGGTGCTGTTGCTGTAAGTAACATCGAAGGTGTATTAATACCTGCTGGAACTTCAACTGTTTATGACCAACAACTTGGTACTAACATTAGAAGACCTTTCTTGCACGTAAGATATAGAGCTTCACAAACTGAAGATAGACGATACAAAAACTGGATCACAGGATCTGCTGGTGGTGCTTACACTACTAACTTAGATGCTATGCAAGTTAACTGGTTGTCTGAAAGATGTTTGGTTACTCAAGCTGCGAATAACTTCGTATTATTCCAACAGTAAAATTGCTTTAAAGTTTATCTCCGTCTTAATGGCGGAGATATTCTTTATTTATTAATTATATTATATTATATCATGTCAAAAACTAAAGAATTAAAAACCCCAAAATGGGAGATAAAAGATAGAAGATATTATCTTTTAAATGGTGCAGAGCCATTAACTTTTACGTTGCACTCAAAAAATTCAAGAAGATCACCATTAATGTGGTTTGATGAAGCAAAAGGAGAACAAAGAGAATTAAGATATGCAACTAATCAAAATTCACCACTTGTAGATGAACAAAAAGGTGAAATCATTTTAGGCCATATTATATTTGAAGATGGTGTATTAGCTGTGCCTAAAGAAAAACAAAACTTACAAAAATTATTATCATTATATCATCCAAGAAAAAATGCTGTATATGCTGAATGGGAAGCAGAGGTAATAGCAGAAGATGAATTAGTAGATATTAATTTAGAAATAGATGCTTTATTAACTGCTAAAGAAATGGATATAGATCACGCTGAAGCAGTATTAAGAGTAGAACAAGGTTCTAAAGTTAACAGTTTAACCTCTAAAGAACTAAAAAGAGATCTACTTATAATGGCAAAGAAAAACCCAAAGTCTTTTATGGCTATAGCTGCTGATGAAAATGTTGGATTAAGAAACAGTGGAATCGTAGCTGAAGAAAGAGGTATTATTAAACTATCTCAAGATCAAAGAAGTTTTCATTGGGGATCTAATAATAGAAAATTAATGAATATACCATTTGATGAAAATCCATATTCAGCTTTAGCCGCTTGGTTTAAAACTGATGAAGGTGTAGAGGTTTATAAAACAATTCAGAAAAAGTTGCAATAATATGTAACTATAATATAGTGAAGGGTCACTATTGTGGCCCTTATCACTATTAACATAAAATATTAAAATGGCAATAAACGTAAATACTGTATACCAAACCGTTTTATTAATATTAAACAAAGAACAGAGAGGTTATATGACACCTGTTGAATTTAATAAGATAGGTGCTCAATCTCAATTAGAAATATTTGAAACATATTTTGATAGTTTAAATCAGCAGTTACGTGTTCCCCAAGCCGACGTAGATTATTCTGATAGAATAGTCAATATAAATGAAAAACTCTCTATATTTAAAGAGTTTGGAAACGCTACATCAATATCTTCAAGTAACGTTTTTAATTTACCACAACAATTAGGTCATAACACAGGTAAAGCCTCTGTTATAGGAATGGTGACAAATCCCACTGCTACAGCTGGCGCTACCACTCAGTATGCTATTGGTAATAATGGTGATGGTATTACTGTTACATCTGATCAAATTCAAAATGGAGTTGTTGAAGTTTTTGGTGATGGTAACTTAATTAGCCCATCGGAATATAGTATAAATGGTTTAAATATAGATTTTCATGCTCAACCAACTACAGGTTTAACTTTAATTGTAAATTATTATCCTAAGGAATTTTATAGACTAGGAGATATATTTTACACAAATGGAGCTTTACCTGCTCAAGAAGTAGAATTAGTAGGTGCAAAAGATTTGTATCATTTGTTAAGTTCTAATTTAACAAAACCTACAACTACATATCCTATATATACTTATAAAAATAATCAAATAACTATTTACCCTACTACTATAAACAACAATATAAGTTTATCATATATAAGAAAACCTATACCACCAGTTTGGAATTTTCCAACTCCAGTGGCTGTAAATAATTATGCTTATACTTTTGATGCATCTACTTCATTTAACTTTGAAATACATCCAGCTGATCAAACAGAATTAATATTAAAAATATTATTATACGCTGGTGTTGTAGTTAAAAATCCTCAAATTGTACAAGTAGCAGCTCAACAAATTGCTCAAGAAAATATAAATCAACAAAGATAATAAATTATGCCAGTACCAAATGGAGGTTTAATAACCGAAACTAACAGACAATATTACGCTGGAGCACAGCAGTTTACAGTACCAGCTACTGCTATTAATCAAACTTTTACAAGTACATTTAATACTAATTTGGTTTTTGGTGGATCAGATCCAGCATCGTTAGGTTATAATTTAAACAATTTTAAAATATTTACAAGTCCTGACGCTCAAGTTTGGACTGAATTAACACCAACATCAGCTGTATCTTCAACTACAGGTAAGAATACAGCTGTAGCTGTAAACGTGGGTAATCCAACAGCTTTACCTTTAACGGTAACTAATCCAAATGTGTTAAAAGATATGACTGTTGTAAATGCTTCTACAGGAGCAGTTTATGGAACTGTTTTAGCAGATCTTCCTATTGGAAACACTAATGTAACTTGTAATATAACAACTCAAATTCCCCCGTCTACAGATTTAAGATTTCAATTTGCTAGTCCTTGGACGATGTCTAGTCAGAATATAATTACAGTTGCTGCTTCTTTAACTATTAACACTTATTTAAAAATACAACTAAACGAAAATACTCTAGATGATGTACACGGTGATTATGAATATACAAGATTAAATGATGTTATTGATAATTTTCTTATAGCTTATGTTGGAGCGGGTAAATTAATACCTAGTGTAAAAAGAACTGATGTTATTTTTCACGCAAGACGTGGTTTACAAGAGTTTAGTTATGATACTTTAAAAAGTATAAAATCTCAAGAACTTACGGTTCCAACTACATTGAGTTTAATTATACCTCAAGATTATGTTAATTACGTTAATTTATCTTGGGTTGATAGTTTAGGTGTTTTACATACTATATATCCTACGAACAACTTAAATCAATCACCTTATTATACGTTTACTCAAGATAACGAAGGTAAACCTATACAAGATGCCAGCGATTCAAATACAGAAGTTACATCGGAAATTGATGATAGATGGGATAAAACAAACCCTAGGTTTATAAGCGGAGGTTTTAAAAATGATTTAAATAATGCGAATGTTTTAGATCGTAGTTATTATGATGCGTTTTTAGGTCAAAGATATGGTTTAGAACCACAAACAAGTCAAAAAAATGGATGGTTTAAAATTGATCACAGAAAAGGTACTTTTAACTTTACTAGTAACTTATCAGAAAAACTTATTTTATTGGAATATATATCTGATGGAAATGCTTATGATCTTGATGCTAGAATTCCTAAATTAGCTGAAGAAGCTTTATATTCACATATATTATATTCTATACTATCTACAAGAGTTGGTATACAAGAGTATATTGTAAGAAGATTTAAACAAGAGAGAAGTGCTAAATTAAGAAATGCTAAAATAAGATTATCTAATATTAAACTTGATCAAATAGTTCAAGTTATGAGGGGTAAATCTAAATGGATTAAACACTAAATATGGCTGAAATTAAAAACAGTTTTCTAAGATCCAAGATGAATAAAGACTTGGATGATAGATTAATACCTAACGGAGAATATAGAGATGCGCAGAACATATCTGTAGGTAAATCAGAGGCTGATGATATTGGTGCTTTAGAAACCACAAGAGGAAATGAATTGGTGTTGAATTTTGGTTTAAGTCAAAATGATGTAGAAGTTATAGGTCATAAAAGTGTTGATTCAAGAAATATTATAATAGTTTTTTTAACTAATAATACAGATAATTATATTTATAGTTATACACCTGGACAAGCTAGTGCTACTCTTTTAGTAACAGGAGCTTTTTTAAATTTTTCAAAAAATAATCCTATAACAGGTATAAATGTTATAGAAAGTCTTTTGTTTTGGACAGATAATAGAAACCAACCTAGAAAAATAAATATAGATTTAGCGGCAAACGGAACATATTACACTGAAGAAAATCATATTTCTGTAGCTAAATATAATCCTTATCAACCTATAAGTTTATTAAAAAAAGTTAGTGCAACAACAACTTCTACATCACCTACATCTACTTTAAACATAGCCGACACAACTGGTATAGAAAAAGGTATGGCTGTTGTAGAGTATGGAAATAGCGCTATAGAACCTCAAGACTATGTATATGTAACAAATATAGTTGCTAACACTTCCGTAACCTTAAGTTCGTCAGTAACAGGCGTGGCTAATGGTGATACAATACATTTTTTATCTACAACCATGACTGGTGAAGAAATTACTTTTAATTTTAACGATGGTAACGCTGCTACTTGGCCTGGGGATCCTGATTTTTTAGAAACAAAATTTGTAAGATTAAGTTATAGATTTGAATTTGACGACGGTGAATATTCTTTAATGGCACCTTTTACTCAAATATGTTTTATACCTAAGCAAAAAGGTTATTTTTTAGAAGGAGACGAAGATGCTGCTTATAGAAGTACTATAGTAGATTTTATGGAAAATGGTGTTCAAAACATTGAATTATTAATACCTTTTCCGGACACATTAAATAAAGTACAACCTTCTGTAGGTGCTTCATATAAAATAAGATCATTAGAAATATTATATAAAGAATCAGACTCTAACGCTGTTAAAATTGTTGATAATATTTATTATGATGAAGCTGACGAAAATGGGAATAACTGGACAGCTACTAGTTCTACAAACATATATAGTTATAACTATCAGTCTAGAAAACCATTTAGAACCCTTCCTCCAGCACAAACCACACGTGTTTATGATAAGGTACCTGTAACAGCTTTAGCTCAAGAAAGCGCCGGTAATAGAATTATATATGGTAATTTTTTAGATAAATATAGTCCACCCGCTTTTTTAAATTACATAGTAGGTGTTGGACCTAAATTTGAAAGTATTGATTATTATAACTGGGCTGAATACCCTAATCATTCTGTTAAACAAAACAGAAACTATCAAGTTGGTTTTGTGTTAGCTGATAAATTTGGAAGACAATCAGATGTTATATTATCTCAAGTTAAAACAACAACAACTACAACAGATGGTATTGTATATGGAGGTGATACCGTATACAACCCTTACCATAGTAGTACATCTCAAGGAACAATACGAGATTGGTTTGGTGATGCTTTAAAAATAGATTTAAGAGAACCAATAACTTCATTAATTAATTCTTCGCAGGGAACACCTGGTTTATATGCTATACAAATAGGTAATGGATATAATACTTTTCAAGCTTCAGCAAGTGATCAACCTACTATTTCAGGAAACACTTATATTTTTAAATTAGCTGCAAATCAAACAGATATTCCAACTTTAAATTCAAATTTAGAAGGAGAATTTACAGACTATGTAAAAGTAACAAACGTACAAGCAGACACACCTACAGCTGGAAAATATACAATTACTACAGACGGGCAAGTAAGTTCTAATTACCTACAACAACCACCCACAACTCCTGATATAAAATATTCTTATAGTATAAATTCTAAAGGTTGGTATTCTTATAAAATAGTAGTAAAGCAAACGGAACAAGACTATTACAACGTATATCTTCCTGGTATTTTAGCTGGATACCCAGGTCAACCATTAGACACTACTACTTTTGAAAATTTAACTTCTTCAGGTATAAATTGGGATTTAGGTGCTGGATCAAGTAAATCTAATGATTTAATTCAAGTTGGGATGATTGCTAAAAGTGATGATCCAGCGGAAATACAAGAATTTATTACTATCGCAACTAAAGAAAGTGCTAATAAATTTACATTTAGCAAACAAGTTACTATAGCTGTAGATGAACTTATTCTTTATACTATGCCTTATGATGTTCCGTTGTTTCCTTCTGGTGAAATAGGTAAAACAGCTAACATAGTTTTAATAAACGACAATATAAACAAAGTTCCTAGAGATTTATCAGAAGTTGGTCCTGAACAAAAACAATTTAGAAGCTCTGTTGAGCTTTTTGGTAGAGTATCAAATGATTCTTATAACAATAATAAACAATATTTTCCAGGAATAATAAATGATACGGCTGTTAGTATTTCTACAGCTGAAGATTCTAATTTTACTTTTGGAAATATTTTAGATCAAAATTATATTAATATTTATCAGCTAGATACAAATCCATTAATAGCTAGAATAGAAACTACTACACAGATTTCTACAACAGCAACCTCTTCAAATTCACCAGGCCCAGGTGCAGCTGTAACAGTTACTATATCAGCACCACCTACTGTTCCTGTTGAAGTAGACATGATTATTACAAATAATACCACGGGTGTTGTTTATGGTGTAGTAACTTCTATTACAAATACAACATCTTTTGTTTGCAGATTAGCTGAAGATATAAGTGGTAGTCCCGTTTTAAAATTTACCAAAACAATAGGATCACCAAGTGGAAGATCTAAATTAGAAGATTTTACCTTAATGGAACCTACTCTAGCTATTTACGAAACTGAACCACAAGAGTCTTTATTAGATATATTTTGGGAAACAAGTAGTGCTGGTCTAATATCTACATTAAACGATGCTGTAAACACGAGTTATGAAGGTGCTGTTGGTTTCTCTTCTTATAACTCAACTGCTTTTACAGAAAGTATGAGTGGTAATTTTATAACAGGTTTATCACCAGTAGATCAATTAGGTAATAATTTAGTAAACACTTCTTCGTCAGCTTTAACTGTTTTAGATGGAGCTGGAAATGATGTCTCTACTCAGTTTAGTATTACTAGAACTGGAGCTGGAACAAATGTAGATCCATATTTATATAATTTAGCAAAAGTTGGAGATCAGTTTGTTTATAATTATAATTCATCCTTAAGAACGTATAGTATTTCATTAGTAATTACAAATTTAGCTAACAGTGTTGTTTCAGGTGCTTTAACCTTAGATGTTTCTTTACAAAATGTTCAACCTATTATAAATGGCGGCGTTGCTTTATCACCAATAACAAATGTAAACCAAGCTTTTACAGGAGCTTTAACTACTATAACTGGTGAAAATGGAGCTGCTAATGCTACTTTAAAATTACAACAATTGAAATTTAGTATATCTGCTGGAAACACAAACAACTATTTTAGTATAAACGAAACAACAGGTGTTTTGTCAAAAACTGACGGTACAATAAATTCAGTTGGAACACATAATTTAACTATAAAACTAGAAGACGCTTGGAACGGTACAAGTTTAAGCTCTGGATCTCTAAACCAAACAGCAACGCAACAAGTTGTTGTTAATTCTAGCGCTATAGGAACTGCTTTTACAGCTTCACCATCAGGAACCCTTAATCAATCTTGTAATTTTAATGGTTCGATAAACCCTAACTGTGGAACTAATCAATATTATAATCAAACATCAGCAACACCAACAGTAAACGATATTATAAGACAAGGACCAAATGGGGCATCATCACCTTTAGCATCTTCGGGGTATTATTCATATGATTGTAGCAGTACTGGAGTTGGTAATAGAAAATATTTTAGAATAGCTGGAAATGATGGTAAGATAACACAGGTAAGTACTTGTTAAAATAAGTGATAATAAATTATGGCAGTAATAGAAGTAAAATATTTTAATACTTTTTTAATTAAAAAGATAGCGAGTGTTGTCTCTGCTAACCCACAACCAACTGCGCCTTTTGCTAGTGTGCCAGGTTCTTATGCTGCAAACACTACAGATGATTGGTATATAGAAGAATCAAGAATAAAGGGAGGTTATAACAATACGTCAGTTGATTTTGGTGTCAAAGCTTATTTAGATGAAAAAGATCCATTACAGCAAAATAGGTTTAATACTTTAATATACTCAGGTATATTTAATTCAAGAACTGGTGTTAACGATACTAATCAGTTTTCTGTCGGCGAGGATATAACAAGAAGTTTAGATCCTACTAATGGTAGTATACAAAAACTATATGCTGAAGATACAAATTTAATAATTTTTCAAGAAAGTAAGGTTAATAGAGCTTTAATAGATAAAGACGCTATATATTCAGCTGAAGGTAATGCTGCCGTAACAAGTACCAACCTAGTTATAGGTCAAATAGTTCCTTATGCTGGAGAATATGGAATATCTAATGATCCTTTTAGTTTTGCCGTGTATGGTTATAGAAAATATTTTACAGATAAAAAACGGGGTGTAGTATTAAGATTATCAAGAGATGGTATGACAGAAATATCATCATATGGTATGCATGATTTTTTTAGAGATGAATTAAAAGATTCTACAAGAATAATTGGAGCTTGGGATTCATATAATAAAAACTATGTATTATCTTTACAAAACACACAATATAGAACTGGAACAGGTCAAGTTGCTCAAACAAACAATGATGTAACTAATGCTGGTAATAACGTGCTTTTAACACTTAATGCTGGTAATACAAATATAGTTCCTGGTATGCGGGTATATTCTTATACACCAAGCGGTCAAGTAACAGGAACTTTATACGGGGAGGTTTTATCTGTTATACAAACTGCAAACCCAGCTTCTTTTATTTGTAACATAGGAACTGAAATACCAGGTAATCAACCGGTTATATTTTGGACACAAACAGGAGGGTACAAAACAGTATCGTTTGATGAAAGTGTTTTAGGTTGGACTAGCTTTTATAGCTATGAACCTGTTTTTATAACTAGTTTAGTAAATGATTTTTATAGCTTTTACAATACTAGAATTTACAAACAAAACACGGGTGATTATGGAAAATATTACGGTATTTGTTATAATTCAGATGTAACGATAATATTAAACAATGAACCTTCGGTTGTTAAAAACTTTAAAACAATTAATTATGAAGGTGGTGACGGATGGGAATTAGAAAGTATGTTAGCTAGCTCTGGAGATGTTACAGTGCCTATAACAAAATACGTATCACCAGCAACTAATAGTTTAGATAATTTGTTAGCATTAGAATCAAATATTTTTGCTAACAATTTTAAAAGAAAAGAAAACAAATTTTTTGCAAACTTGATAAATAATTCAACTGAAACCGCTGGTGAAATATTGTTTGGGCAAGAATCAACTGGTATAAAAGGTTTCTTTTCGACAGTTAAAATGAAATTAGTAAATTTAGACTATCAAACAACTAAAAAAGAATTATTTTCAGTGTCATCAGACGTTGTAGAATCATCATATTAAATTAAATGGAATTAAACATACGCATGCTAAAAGATTCTGATTGGGATACTTTAGTAGAATGGTGGGATGCTTGGCCGAATTGGGTTAATCCACCTAAAGAATTTTTACCTGATAATGGTAAAGGAGGTTTTATGGTTGAAAAACAAGATCAACCAATAGTTGCTGGATTTTTGTATACAACAAACTCTAAAGCAGCTTTACTTGAATGGATTGTTTCTAATCCTAAATATAGAGAAAATGATAGAGGTAAAGCTATAGAGCTTTTAATTGAAGGAGCAGAAAGTGTTTGTAAAAAACAAGGTATAAAATATATATTTAGTATTGGTAGAAACAAACACTTAATAAATACACATAAAAAACTAGGTTATCATATTGATGATAAACCTTCATATGAAATAACAAAAACATTATAATATGGCAGCATTTACAGCAATAGCAGCTGGCGTTGGAGCAGCAACAGGTTTGATAGGTGGAGCAGTAGGAGCTGCTGGGGCAGCTAAAAACGCAAGAAGAGCTAGGCGCAATCAAAGCGCCGCACAAGCAGAAATAGACAGGTTAAAAGAATCTAGACAAACAATAATAAATCCTTATGAAGGAACTTCTGATTTAAGTGGTTTAGCTAAAGATTTATCTGGTCAAATGTCTAATCCTTTTGCAAGTTTAGGTGTCGCTACTAGTGCAGCTGAAATACAAATTGAAGAAGCAGATATAGCTTTAGCAAATACTTTAGATACATTAAGAGCTACCGGTGCTAGCGCTGGTGGTGCTACTGCGTTAGCTCAAGCCGCATTACAAAGTAAAAAAGGAGTTGCCGCTAATATAGAACAGCAAGAAGCTCAAAATGAAAAATTGAGAGCACAAGGTGAACAACAGTTGAATCAGATGAAAATCTCTGAACAACAAAGATTACAAAGTATCGCTATATCAGAAGGGCAAAGAGTTCAAGCGGCTCAAGCAGCTGGTAAACAATTTGAGTTTACTACAAGAGAAAATAGAACTAATATGGATCTAAATAGAGCTGCTGGACAACAGCAACAAGCTATGCAAGCAGAAGCCGATGCTAATGCTGCGAAAGCAAGTGCTATAGCTGGAGGTATTAGTGCTGTTGGATCAGTTGCTTCAGCTTATATAGGAGGTGCACAGTCAGGAGCACAAGCAAGTGGAGATTTAATGAGTAGATCACAATTTAAAACAATGAGTCAACAAGGAGGTTATGATTTTAGTGGAAGAGCTTATAGAGCATATAAAAGAAATAATTAATTATGGGAGCATACGATAATCCAAGAATAATACGAGACACATCCGGACAAATTTATGGTCAAGCTATAGCTAACTTAGGTCAACAGATAGGAGCTGGTTTAACTAAAGCTTTCGCTAAAGAAGAAGTTGAAAAAGAAAAAGCTAGAAAAGAAATAGAAAGACAACAAAGAATAGCATACAGTGTTGAGGATAAAATGTATCAACAGGCTAATAGAAACTACGCTAAATTAAGCGCTAAAGATCCTTCGCTAGTCGATAAATTTAAAATAAAAGTAGGAGAAATGCTAAATGGAACCGATAAAAACTTAGGAGCAATTGAAGCAGCTACTTTGTTAGAGATAAAAACCGATCTTACAAAAGAAGAAAGACAACGTTATAGAAATATTGTTCAAAAAGCTGAAGCTTTTCAAATATCAGCTGTTGAAGGTGGTGGTAAAATAATATCTGATTTACAAGAAATTGATGGTATTGATGCCGGTGGTATAGCAACTACTCACGCTTGGGCAGGAAAGCCTGGTTTACAAGCTGATACTTCTATGTTAACATATTACACTTTAAGTAATAAAATGCCAGATGGATTAACAGGTGTTTCAGATTTAGAATCTGACGACGATGGATCTATGATAGTTAGTGTTAAGTCTAAAATAGATAAAAATTCTGAATTATTTAAAAGTCTTGATCCTGAAACTCAAGCATCTTTACAGAGCAATAATTATGAATTAACTTGGAAAAGAAATATAAATAAATGGAACGAAGGTTTAATAGACGAAATACCAAAGAAAGCTAATTATGATGAAATAGCTCAAAATTTAGGTTTTATATCTGATGGATCTGGTACTACACAGAAAGGACAAATATCACCAGATTATGTTTATGGAAAAGAAAACTCTATACAAAATATAGAATACGGCGGTAAAAATGTTCCGGTGAGATATATTAATGTAGATGGTTTTTTAAATGGCCCTGCTTTTCAGGGTGATATTGATGGTAAAGCTGCTGGAATAAATAGAAGAGGAGAAGGTCAAATAAGTTCTTACATGAGATACAAAATGCTGAAAGGGGAATTTGATGTTAGTAAATTTAAAGAATTAACACAACCAGAGCAATTGAAAGAAATAAAAAATGCTATAACAGAAGATTTTAAAAGAGTTAAACTACAAGATCTTATAAAAAGAAATGCTACTTCTAAAGACGTTGTTAATCTTAAAAGGTTAGGAATAGATATTAAAGTAGGTCAACCCGTTTATTTAGAACAAGCTGGTAAAGCTGAAAATTTAAAATCTAATGAATATGTAGCAACATTAGGCGATAAAATTGTTAATGAAGTTATGAAAATTAAAATAACACCTATACAAACAGTTAGTAGTTTACAAGGTGATGAAGCAAAAGATAAAACAAATGCAGATAGAGTAAGAAACGCTAATATAGAAAAACACAAAAAATATTTAAGATCTAAAGGTATAAACGCTAAATCTAAAGCTGAGTTAGTTAGTCAACTAGAAAAAATGAAAACACTTCCTTCACCACAAAATCAAGATGGTGACGGTAAAGTAGTAGATGATGATTATATAAATGCGTTTAAAAGTAGAGCTCAAAATTTATATGTTTATGACGCAGAAAATAAAAAACAATATGAACTACCTAGTTACAACCCTGAAAGCAACGAAAGCTTATTACCTATATTAAATGAATATGGTGGTTTTGGGAGCAAAACAAAAGAAAGAATAAGTGCTATAGATAGTATAGATTGGAGTTCACAAAAAAATTAAAAATCTATTATGGTAAGATTTAAAAAACAAGATGGATCTATTGTTGAGGTTCATGAAACAAGGGTTGAAGATTTTAAAATGCAGTTTCCTAACGCTGTTATTATAGAGTCACAAGAACTAGTAAAGACAACACCTGTAGTTCCGGATGCGGTTGCAGGAGAAGAGATAGCATCCGATATGGCATTACCTTCGGATCCTGGTTTATCGGATTTAGTAGGTCCAAGTGAAATTCCAGAACCTGATACAAGTTTTGTTCCTTTTGAAAGCCCTGAAGCTGCTAAAACAGCTGAAGAAGAAATAAAGTTAGAAAGAGAAAACGAAAACCAAGTAGCTAGAGATTTTATAAATACATTTTTATTAGAAAAAGGAATACAACCTGAATTAGCCGGTAGAGATGAAGGTGAATTAACTGAAACAACAGCTTTTGAAGAAACTAAAAGAATTTCTAAAAGTGAAATAGAAGCAAGAGAAAAAAGGGTAAAAGAAGCAGAAGAAGTTGCTTTAGGAGAAAAAGAGTTAAGTGAATTAGAACTTGTTACAAATACTTTAGGTAATCAACTAGGAAGATTAACAACTTTTGATGATACCATGAAATGGGCTTGGGCTTGGTTAGGTAAACAAACTAATGGTTATGATATATATGCGTCTGATTATGATAAAGATTATTGGGATACTAAATTAGGCGAGGCTGAAGCAGAAATAGAAAGAGTTAATTCATACGCTGCTCCTGTTGCTGAATTTACTGGTTTAGGAGAAAAAAAAGGTGTTAAAAAATTAACGTATGGCGCCGCCGCTGTAATAGACGGTGCTGCAAATGTAGTTTCATCTCTACTTATTTCAGCTCCTACTTTAGGTATAGGTTTAGGTGCAGAAATGATAACTAGATCGGTACAAGATTATAATTCTGAAAAAGCACAAAGATTAGGTTTAAATAGTGCTGAGCTTATTGATCAAGGTGAAGCTGAAGTTGCTATTCCTGCAGCATTAGGAACATTTGGGTTTGCTTTAGAAAAAATTGGTTTAAATAGGCAAATGAAGTATATTAATGCCATGTCTTATGGTAGTAAAAAACAATTTTACCAATGGTTGTTAGCTAGTACGTTTGAAGGTGGAACAGAATTTGCACAGCTCGGTATAGAAACTTTTAACACAGAGTTAGGGAAAGATAAAAGTGTTTTAGAAGCAGGAAAAAAAGCGTTTAACACAATGTTCAGTCCTGTCGGATTAGAAGCTTTATTAAAAGGTGCTTTTGGTTCTGCTGTAGTTACAACTTCGGGTAGAAATTTAAAAGCAGCGGTAGGTTTAAGAACATCTACAGAAAATGAAAACATACAAAATACAATAAACGAAATTGCTGATTTAGAAATTAGTAAATATAGAAAAAACTTAACACCAGAAGATATAGGTAGAATAAACAAAGCTCAAAATGAGTTGCGAGCTGATTTAATGGTTGGTTATAATAAAAACCAAGAATTAGTAAATGTTTTAAATGAAAGTGAAATAAATCAAATTAATTTAAACTTAAATACAATTGAAAATTCACAAAAAGAAATTCAAAGCGTTATAAATTCAGATAAATATACCCAAGAGAATAAAAACATTATAATTAAAAGTTTAAATAAGGAAATAGAAAAAGCTAAGCAAGATAGTTACGATATAAGAAACACAGCTGAAAAAATAACTCAATCAACTGAAACAATAAAAGAAAAAGCTACAGAAATAAAAGGAGTTCAAGTTAAAGATTTTGAAACAACAAAAGAAGTTGAAGACTTTGTTAAACAACAAAACCCTGATCAAGACACTACTAAAGCTTCTGAACAACAGGGTTTTATAGTTCAAAATCCTAATACTGGAGAACAAACTATAGTTATTAATAAAGAAGTTGCTAAACAAGAAAAAGCTGTTAACGTTGCCGCTCACGAGTTTTTACATGCTATACTATATAAAACGGTTAAAGATAGTCCTGAAACTTCTATAAACTTAGGTAATGCATTGTTAAACGAGTTAAATAAAATAGATGCAAGCAAAATAAAAGATAGTAAGTTTAAAAAACGAATGGAACAATATGCTGATCAAAGCAAAGAAGTTCAAATGGAAGAGGCTTTAACTTTATTTTCTGATGCTATAGCTACAGGTGATATTAAATTCAGCGAAAACGTATTCACTAAAATGGGTGATGTTATAAGAAGATCTTTACAAAAATTAGGTGTTAACATTAAATTTAACAATGGTAGAGATGTATATAACTTTGTAAAAGATTATAACGCTAGTATTGCGAAAGGAGATTTAAGTTTAGCTCAAGTTAAAGCTGCGGCTAGAGGAGTTGAAGGTAAATTAGTTACGCCTAAGCAACAAGAACAGGAAATTGAAACTATTATAAAAGAATCTAAATCTGATTCTGATGCTGTTCAAGCTATATTTGAACAAAAAGGTAAAGAAGGTGCATTTGAAATAATAGAAAAGTTTAAACCTATTACAAATAGAATTGTACAAAGAAGAAGTGAAGCTCCTGGTTTTGATAGACAATTATTGACTGATGAAATAGAGACTGGTAAGCGAGGTATTATAGATTTAATAAATGAATATGATGCTAGTAAAGGCGTGCCATTAGCCGCTTATATAAATAAGTTTTTACCAGCAAGAGCTATAGAAGCTTCTAACAGAGTTTTAGATACTGAATTTAAGTTAGATGTAACAGAGGCTAGAGGTGTTACAGATACAACAACAGAAAAGGTTACAGAAACTGTTTTAGAAAAACCTACTAAAGCAAAAGAAAGTTTAAGAAAGAAAATTAAGTTAGATAAAGCTACCACGCAAAAGGTAGTTGATGCTGTAGTAAAAACATTTGGTACTAAACTACCACCTGTAGACTCACCTCAGTTTAAAAAAGCTTTACAAAAAGCATTTAGAACAGAACTTAAAACTACCATAGCTAAAGATGTTTTAGGATCAAGAGCTGCTTACGAAACTTTTTTAAGAGATAACTTTGAAAATATTTACGAAGCTATACCTCAAGATATTATAAATAAAAGATTTAGACCGTTTGCAGAAGACACTGGTAAAAGAGAAAAAACTAAAGAAGGTAAAAAGATATTTAAGAAAAAAGATATTACTAAAGCTGAATTTATTAATTACTTTTTAGGTAGAGATGTGGGTACATCGACTAAAGGTACTAGAAAAGATGCGTTAGCAGAAGCGTTAGCAGAAGAGTTTGCTTTTGATGCTACAATGGAAACTATACAAAAACCAGAGGTTATAGAAAAAAGAGAGTTTGTAGATAAAACACAAACTACTAAAAAAGTTTCTGAAGCAATTAAAAGACCTATTGATTTAAAATTTAGTAAAATAGCTAAACTAGATCTTTCATACAAACAAGATTTTTATCAAAAACTACCAGAAATAGCAAAAGCTATTGAAGCTAGTAATGTTAATTTTAAAGATAAAAACTCTTGGAAAGAAATAAAAAGCATTGTATCACCTATTCTTGGAAAGGATTTTCCTAAATTAAGTGAGGTTTCTCAAGACTTACAAAAATACATTAAGCAATACTCCGAAGTTAAAGAAAATTATAAAAATTTAGATACATTACCAGAACAAAGTTTAGATGAGTTTTTGTTTAATGAAACTAAAGCCGCTGAAACAAATACTAATATTATAAAATTATTAGAATTAGGTAGCGTAAAAATGACTACTTTATTTAATAATGTAGATAATATTATTAAACAAAGATTGTTTGCTAAAGAATTAGGTAATCATTTAATAAATACGGGAATGAAACCCGCTGAAGTTGCTAAGTTATTTGTATCTTATTACAAAGGTATGTATGCCACAAGTAGTAAAATAGGTAATGGAGGAATTATTGTAGATAAACAAGGTAATGTTATTAAAGGAAACGAAAAAAATATTGGAACACCAAGGTATCAATCATTTTCCAATGTCAATGATTTTGTTAACAATGTTATTAAGCAGATTAAAGGTTTAGAAAACATCCAACTGACAGCTTCTGGTCAAGTTAAAAATAAACAAAATATTGGAGGTGTTATTGTAGATTTTAATCTTTTTAGTGAAACATCTAAGTCTGCAATACAAGATAAAAATTTTGCTGGTAGAAAAAAACAAGCTAAAGAAGCTAGAAAATCTATAGACTTAATGATGAGTTTTATGGTTGATAAAGTTTTAGATAAAAAATCTATATATACTAAAGAAGATTTAGCGATGCTTATGGCGTCTATGAAAAGCAATATGCAGGGTCCTATTAAAAGAGCTGCTAATTTAAAATATATATATGAAGGTAAAAGAGTAAATGTTAAAGATCTTAGATACGAACATATGATACCTACAAACTATGTTCTTTTAAAATTACTAGATTTTTACATGAACACTAAAGGTTCTGTTAGAAATTCTAATGTAGATAAATTGTTTGAACAATATACAGTTGCTGTTATTCCTAAAAGTATGGATCAAGTTTTAGAAAAAATGAAATTAACAGATGTTATGCCTGTTAACTATTTTGATGGTGATCCTTCTTATAAAAGATATTATAATATAAAAACCTTTGGAGCTCCAGGTGTAGTTGCTATAAAAAGTATAGATCCTAAGGATAATGGAAAAGTTATTGGTGAAAAATGGGTTGCGGCTGAAAAAGCTTTTAGTAAAGCTAAAGTTTATAATGAAAAAATATTACCACCTGTTATAGACAAAAAGTTTGATAAAAATACAACTAATGATCAAGTTTTAGGTGAAATGGAAAAACTTGATAAAGAGGCTTCAGATGCTAGAATTAAATTTAGTAAATCAAAAGATCTTAATAAAGATTTTAATGAAATAATTGAAAGAGCTACGGGTATTGGTAAAGAAAAACAATATGGTAGAACCAAAGCGAGAGCTGTAGGTGCTGATAAAGGTAAGTTTGATTTACTAGGTATACCACCATCAGCACAAGATTTTGTTGGTTTAACTAGATATTTTGCTGGTAAAGGTAAACAAGGTGATAAAACAATAGCTTGGGTAAAAGAAAACTTTTTAGATCCATTTGCTAGAGCTAATATAGACATATCAAACGCTAGGGTTGCTTTAGCTAATGACTTCAAAGCTTTAAAAAAGTTATTAGGCGTTAGTCCTAAAGATTTAAATAAAAAAATAACTGGTGAACCTTATACTGTAGGTAATGCTATTAGAGTATATACATGGGGACAACAAGGTATGAGTATACCAGGCTTGTCTAAGACTGATCAAAAAATATTAGAAGATTATGTTACTGCAGATGAAAATTTACAATTATTTGCTAATGAACTTATAGCTATAAACAAAGACAATGGCTATCCTAAACCTACTGAAGGTTGGTTAGCTGGTACTATTACAACTGATTTATTATCAGGTTTAAATACTGTTGTTAGAGCTAAGTATTTAAAACAATGGCAAAACAATGTTGATGAAGTGTTTAACGAAACTAATATGAATAAGCTTGAAGCGGCTTATGGTAAAGGTTATAGAGATGCTTTAGAAAACATGCTTGGCCGTATGAAAACTGGTAGCAATAGAGGTTTTAAAGGTGATACATTAACCGGTAGATTTATTGATTGGATAAATAATTCTGTTGGAGCTATTATGTTCTTTAACATGAGGTCTGCTGTGTTACAAACTATATCGGCTGTTAACTTTGTGAACTGGTCTGATAATAATCCATTAAAAGCAGCGGCTGCATTTGGTAATCAACCACAATATTGGAGTGATGTAATTAAACTTATGAACTCTGATTACCTAGTTGAAAGACGTAATGGTTTAAAAATAAATGTTAGTGAAGCTGATATTGCTGAGATCGCTGCTGAATCTAAAAATAAAGCTAAAGCTTTTGTTAGTAAAATATTAAAGTTAGGTTTTTTACCTACACAAATAGCAGATAGTTTTGCTATTGCTTCAGGTGGTGCTACATTTTATAGAAATAGATACAAAAGTTTAAAGAAAGAAGGTTTGTCAGACAAAGAAGCTGAGGCTCAAGCATTCCAAGATTTTAGAGAAATAGCAGAAGAAAACCAACAATCAAGTAGACCTGATAGAATTAGTGCTCAACAAGCGGGTCCAATGGGACGTATTATATTAGCTTTTGCAAACACCCCAGCACAGTATGCAAGATTAATGCAAAAAGCCGCTAGCGATCTTAAGAATCGCCGAGGAGATGATAAAACTAATATATCTAAGATATTATATTATGGTTTCATACAAAATGTAATGTTTAACGCCTTACAACAAGCTTTATTTGCTATGGCATTTGCTGATGAAGAACCAGATGAAGAAAAGAAAAATAAAAAATATACTAGTATTGTAAACGGTATGGCTGACTCGCTATTAAGAGGAGTTGGTTTTCATGGAGCTGCAGTTTCTACTCTTAAAAACGCTATAATGAAACTTGCTGAAGGTAAGGAAGCTCAAGATGCTGCTATTGAAATGTTAGATATTTCACCTCCCATATCTTCTAAAATAGGTAAATTAAAATCTGCTGGTAGAACATGGGATTGGAATAAAAAAGAAATAAGAGAAAAAGGTTGGTCACTAGATAATCCAGCTTGGCTTGCTAGTGGACAGGTGATTAGTGCTGCTACTAATATACCACTTGATAGAGGTATAAGAAAACTAACCAACTTAAAGGATGCTTCTGATGCTGAAAATGAAGAGTGGATGAGAGTTGCTAACGCACTTGGTTGGCAAAAGTGGGAGCTTGAATGGACAAAAGATAAACCAAAAAAAGGAAAAACTAAATCATTTTTTAAAACGCCTAAAATTAACATACCAAAAATAGCTCTACCAAAATTTTAAAATATGGAAAAATCAAAATCACCATTAGCTAGAAAATTAAGTGCTAGTTGCAAAGCTGCAGCTAAGAGAAAGTTTAAAGTATACCCATCAGCTTATGCTAATATGTGGGCTTCAAAACAACAAGGTAAAGGTAAGTGCTAATGATTTCAAAATCTTCTTTAACTAATAAAAAATGAAACTATGGAAAATTGTCCTTTTTGTAACGGTAGCGCTTGTTGGTGCTAGTTGTGGAACTTATAAATTATCATCATACGAACCACAAAAAAATTATTTTCAAACTATTACATCATCTTATGAATTAAAACGTAAGATGCAAACAGATTGGTTATTTAGACAAAACTATATAACTTTTGCTGTAAATCAATCTAGATCTTGGTATAATGAATATTATAGCCAAAACTATATGTTTAAAACAAACTTTTCTAGCTTTGACTTTTATTGGAATAGACATGAGATTTGGTGGGATTGGGGATTTAATTCGTATAATTGGTGGGGATATAAATGGTATGTGCCTAGTTATTATTCTTATTGGCCAAGAACTTATGCTTGGCATGGGGATGTTGCATTTATGAATGGAAGAAGGTTATCAAATACTGTAGTGATTAAAAAAAGAAAAAGTAATATAGATAAAGTTTATAATAAATTAAAAACTATAGTAAAAGAAAATCCTAATATTACTATAAACAAGGGTCGCAACAATAATAGTAAACGTAACTATAGCGAACCTAGATTTACACCAAGAATAGATCCTAATAAAGGACGTAGTATAAATAATAATTTTACAAATAACAACTCAAGATCAGCTCCAGATATAACCGCTCGACCATCTGGTAGTATTTTATTAAAGAGCAAAAAATAAATGGGTTAAATATGAAAAAAGAAGTAGGTGTAGATATAGACGGCGATGGAAAGCCAGACTTAAATTTAGATTTAAAAACTATTATTTTAATTTTAGGTGGTTTAATATCTATAACAATGACTTATACTACTTTAACTGAGCAGATTCAGTTGAATAAAGCTGGTATTGAAGAAGCAAAAAAATTACCTCCGGCACAATCGCATGAGATTATAGAACAAAAGCTAGTGTATCTTGAAGAAATGATGGATAAACTTGCTGAAGATCATGATAAACGTTTAGATAAAATAGAAGATAAAATTTATAGAAGATAAAATATGGCAACACAAATAGGAGAAGACACTCAAGTACAACTAGACCTTAAAACTATTGGGATGATAGTTGGAGGTGTAATAGCTTTAGCAAGCATGTGGTTTACTCTACAAGGTGATATTGAACAATTAAAAAATCAGGTAGCACCTGAGGAATTCGTAAAACAAATGGAATTTCAACTTAAAGATGAGTTGATACGTTCGACTATTCTACAAATAGAAAAATCCACAGAAGGACTAAAAGAAGATATTTTAGAGAATAAAGAATCAATAGAAAAATTAGAAGATAAAGTTTATAACAAATGAAAAATTTAATTACAATTATATTATTGTTGTTTGCTTTTATAGCGACAGCACAAGAGTACACTTTAATGCATATAAATGCTAAATGGAATGAATCGAATAATTTTGATTTAAGAGGTATAAAAGAAGCAAAAATACAATACGCATTATTAGAAGACCAAGCGCCTGCTTTAAAAGAACAAATAAAATCAGTTCCTTTAATTATATTATTAGATAAGAATGGTAAACCAAGGGGTCAATGGAAAGCTGATTTAAGTTTTAAAATAACAGCAACAAAAGAAGAAATTCAAAATAGAATATATTTTTTAATATCTCAAAAATAACTAGGAATAAAAAAAATGGGCACCATACCCAAAAATTCCTGTAACAAGAAAGGGAGCTATGAAAATAGCCCCCTTTTTTTATTTATAGTTTTTCTATATCTTCTAATTTAACTTCACATGTTTCATTATCTGAGTTAGTAAAGTATATTGCATGAGTTATAAAACTCCAATGATGTACTACATATTTTTCCCTTATTATTTCTTCAGATCCTATTGTACCATATTTCTCCCCTTGTTCATATAAAGTTTCATTTTTATATTTCCCTGCTTTCTTTAGATCTTTAACAAGTAGTTTATATTCTTTATTAGTAAGTTCTATTTCACCTTTAGGAACATATACTATTTCTAATCCATTCTCTGTATTTTGATATAATTTATCTCTTGTAACATCAGTATAATTTATAACTACACTCTTTTTATTCTTTGTAATAGTAAAGCCATCGAATTCTTGTCCACTAATTATAGAACAGGTTAACAATAATATATATAATATCTTATCCATCGCAACTAACACACCCATCATCCATTGCTTGTTCAGCAATATCACCTCTTAATACTGATTCAGTTCTAGTATAATAAAGAGTTTTAATACCTTTCTTCCAAGCTTCAAAATGTACTTTATTAATCCATTTAGGTGTAGCAACACTAGGAAAAGCTAAGTTTAAACTAACTGATTGATCTATGTATTGCTGTCTAATACCTGCTTGATTAATTAATTCTAATTGATTAATCTCTTTAAATGTTTTAAAAACATCTTTAGCTGGTATATCATTATAAGGTCCAACCATAACTTTATTAAGTTCTTTTACTCCTTGTACTGATCCTCCGTCTTTTAATATTTTATTCCATATCTTTTCATTATCTATTTTGTTTTTGCGTAATAGTTTTTTAAGAGTTGGATTTTTTCTAATAAAAGTTCCTTTAGCACTTTGCTCTGTAAATACATTAGCGGCCCACGGCTCAATACCTGGACTAACGTTTCCACTAAGCTTAGAATTACTAACAGTAGGAGCAATAGCGCGTAAATGGGTGTTACGTAAACCAGTACCAACACACCAAAGAGGTTCTCCAAAAGTTTCTGCGAGAGCCATTGAAGCTCTTTCAGACTCGATTTTAATTTGACTAAATATTTTTCTTGTTTCATATTGTGATAATAATCCTTCAAATGGTAAACCTTTTTCCTGCAAATAAGTATGCCAACCTAAAACACCTAAACCTAATGCTCTTCCTTTTTCTGCTGATCTAACTGAATTATGAAATCCAACTTTACCTTTTGATTTTTGTATAAATTCTTCTAAGACACCGTCTAAAAACCAGATTGAATCATATATTAAATTTGTTCCTTTCCACTCATCGTACTTAGCTAAGTTTAATGATGATAAACAACAAACAAAACTATGAGATTCGTCTGTATGTAATACAATCTCAGAACATATGTTTGTCATATGTACTTTTAACCCATGTTTTTTATAAGCTGTTGGGTTACTTTTGTTTGTATTTCCCTTAAATAAAATATAAGGTTCTCCAGTTGCTTTACGTTTTTGTAATAACTTTCCCCATAATCTTCTCGCTGCTTTATCTCCGTTTTCAACTCTTCGCATAAACTTGTCGCCGACCACAGCGCACTGGTGTAAGTTGAGGGATTGACGATTAACGTCTCCTTTAGGTTCTCGTATTTCCAACCACTCTTCAAAATCGGGGTGTTCAATATTAATATTAACGCTTGCAGCTCCTCTTCGGACAGATCCTTGATTCGTTGCAAGTATAGTTGAGTCGTAGATCTTACAAAAAGGCACAACTCCATCAGATGTTCCATTTCCTTTTATATTTGCTCCGGCAGGACGAATTTGATTAATACCAATACCAACCCCGCCTCCGTGTTTTGCTAATAGCATCATTTCTAAATTTTTCTGGCCAATGTCCCATATACTATCCGCAACATCAATTCCAAAACAAGATATAGGTAAACCTCTGTCTGTACCTGTATTAGATAACACAGGAGAAGCTAAACACAACCAACCTTTCCATATGTAATCAAAGAAAGTTTTAGCTAATTCTGGACGCTCTAAACGTCTCGCAACGTGATAACAAACACGTTCATAAGCTTCTTTAGGTGTTTCACCGTTATATAAATAACCTCCACCTATAGTTTTTCTGTATACATCAGTGTCTCCCCAACTTGGGTAATCAACTCCTTTTTTCCATTCATTATTCCACATCTGTTTCAAACTTTTTTTCGGGTTGAGTTCTTTTTTCTACATCTTGTAATTCTTCAACTAACTTTTTCCAAGTATCTTCACCTATATGTAATTGAAAAGCAGTTAAAGTACCTTTAGACATCATATCTACTTGTTGTAATTTATGTATTAAAGTATTAACAACATTTGTTAATTTATCTATTTTTTTTTGCATTAAAATTAATTTATTTTCTTTCATGATATTAAATGTTTTGTCCAGGCAAATAAGCCATTAATATTTAAAGCTACTAAGTTCCATTGTTTTCTAGCAGCTGTTTGTATCATAACACATATAAAACCAGCTATATATAACATGGGTTCTATAGTCCACTGAGCAGCCACTAGAAAACCAGCACCCATATATCCTATACGAGTTGACATTTTTTCAAGTGGCGTCAGTTTTTTAGTTGTCGCTATTAGTTTTAGTAATCTTCTTTTCATTCCCAAATATCTTCAAAATCTTCTCCTTCATTTGCTTTGCTATAATCAGTGGGACGAATAGCGAAAAAGTCGGTATGGGTATGACCGCCAGTAAGATGATAAAACCAGTCGAGATTACTCGCTGATGAGTCTTCATATGAGAAGTATGATCCCAAATCGATATAACCCAGTTCTGTAAGCTTTTCATTTGTTCTTTTTCTTATAAATTGTTTTAAATCATGAGCTGAAATACCCTCTACATCACCCATCTCAAACATTTTATCTATATAATGTTCTTCTAATTTTATCATTATTTCTGCTGCTTGTATAATGTCTTTTCTACATTTTTCTAACAAGTCTTTATCTTCTTCACACATATGTCTAAATAATTGACAACCCATTTTACTGTGTAATGATTCATCTCTAACAGACCATTTCATCTGCTGTCCAATACCTTTAAGAAGATTACGTAACTGAAAACTATAAAGTACTGCAAAAGCAGAGTATAAAGAAACTCCTTCAGCGAAAGCACTAAAAATAGCCAATGATTTACCAATTCCAATAGTATCGGTGCCATCATATGCAACGAGATTATCAAAACGCTCAGCCGTAGCTGGCTCATGTAAAAAGGCTTCAAAGTTTTCAAGTCCAAGTGTTTCATTTAAATAACTGTAAGCTACAGCGTGTATTGTTTCTTGTGAGCCGAACATCATAGCCATTTGCTGTATCTCATGTTTAGGAAACCATGATACGACTTTCTGTGTCCAATAATCAGATACTGCACACTCAGTTTGAGCAAAACCTAATAGTATATTACCTACTAAATTTTTTTCAGCTGGAGTTAATTTTTCGTTCCAGTCTTTTACATCACCTGACATGGGTATTTCTGTGTGTAACCAAAATGCCTGTGCTTGTTTTAACCAACCTTCTGTATAGTAATCAGGGTACTCAAAAGGTTTATATGGTATTCTTTCATCAAATAATCCCATTATTTTCCTTGGCCTCTATATGGTTTTTTATAACCTGTTTGTCCTTTAGAGGCATTTTTTGAATGAACACCAGGTCTTCTTTTCTTATGTTTAATTATGTATGTTGATATTGCTATTCTTTTTGCCATTATTCATCGTAATATAAAGTTAAACAAATATCTATAAAACCTAAATATAAAACGTGATCTACTTGTTTATCACCCTCTTCATAGGTTCTAATGCCGAATAATATACCAGGAAATACTCCGGCTGACATTTCCCATCCTGTATGTTTTTTAATCATAACATTTAATATTATATTGATCGTGTATCCTAACAAGATCTTTCCATTTTAAATAACCTCTTTTATTTACCGTCCATTTAATATAAGATTCTATTTTACGTTCCTTATATTTAGTTCTAGCTAAATGTTTAGAGGCCTGTTTGTTTCTTTGCATTTTTTCTATGGTTTTTTCTCATCTCTTTAATGTATCTTATAGTAAGATCACATTCAGCTTGGTTTTGAGGTTTAAACAAAGTCATTTTGTTCGCGTGTAAAGACATCCAAGATTTAAATAATTTCCAACGTAAAGGAAAAGACTCATTAGCTCTTCCTTTACATTCAATTACAAAATCTCTACCTACGAAATCTGGTTTATATGTTATAGGTAATATCTTCTTACATCCTCTGTTTTTAAATTCTCCTTTACCATTACTACATCTTTCATATGATGCGCCTTCAAAATCAAACCCTTCCATTAAAGTATAACTTGTGGGTTCGTATTCCGCTACTATATTAGCTTCTTTTAAAGCTTTATACATATAAACTTCTAGTCCTGAAGCAAACTGAATACCATCGTAATTAGTTTTCTTAGATCGGACTGGACCGCGTTTTTTAGAGTATTTCTTCTTCATTTACTTTTATATTAGTTACATCTTTAGTAAACCTATTGTAAACAACCTCTTCTATTTCATCTTGTAAACATCTTTTAGCCGCTTCAATATATAATAATGCATCCATTAATTCCTCTTGTACATCAACTAGGAATCGGTTAAGATCTTTTTCTTGACCTTCTATTTCTTGCATCATCGTAGCCCCATATTTTTTCTGACCTACAAGGCTTCGTTCATCCATCTTTCTTAAGACTTGTTGAACGATTTTATCTTTTGTTTTAATTTTCATCTTTTACAAATGTTCCGTTAATCATTTTACCTGTTCTTTTACTAATCACTTTATAAGCTTCAGCTATACAAGTTTCTATATGTACACCTCTTTGATGAGCTAAGTTAGTTAATACAACTACCATATCTCCGATAGCATCTATAACTTCTGGTTGATCGTCTTTTAATAAAGCTTTAGCAAGCTCACCAGCTTCTTCTTGAAGCTTGATATATTGAGTGTTTACATCTCCTTTTTCATAAAGACCTCTTTCTCTAGCCCAATCTCTTATTTGCTCAAACATCTTTAAAGGTTTTTTACTACAAGGTTTAAAGTCTCTTACAGCTTTAAAATAATTAGCAAAAGCTTTATTATAAATATACGATCTCTGATCGTTATACATTGACGTTATCGCATTTTCTGTTATCCATGTGATTGTTTGCATATCTAATTCAAAAATGCCGTGAGATGTTTCCCAGGACATTCCTATGTTGTCTACTAGATGTTCTTTTAATTTGTTTAAAGGAACTGCAAAAGTTGAAGTTTGTTCTGTTACGTTTATTTTCATTTTCTTAAATAAATTTTTATATTTCTTTCTATCGACCTTATAGCCGTAAGACTTTTGAAGTTCTATCTCTTTGTCTGATATATAATCTATATCATTCGATCGATCAAGAACTTCATATTCACTAGGGCCATAGCCCTGAATTAACGTAACACGATTATTAAGATTACGTGTTACACCAATCTTTTTACCCGGTATGTGGTATAAATAATACATATTATTTTAATTTATCGTTATACAAATGTAGGTTGTGCGCATAATGAAAATATGTACCAACCTTATATCCTGTTCTCTCTGCAACTAATTCTTGTAGCTTTGAAAAACAGTACTGATCATTGCAGAAACCGTACCAGAGATCATTAGAACGCATTACAACAGACATATAAAGCTTTTTATTTAATACAGTAAATTGAACTGCATAAGTACAAGGAGTATCTTTACGATATTTTTTCCATTCTTTAGCATCATAAATACTTATAGCCGCATGTCTAGTATTAGGATTATCTTTTAATTTAGCTACAACATAATCTAATTGATGATTACGTTCCCATTGATAACCGTAATTACTATTTACATTACCATTGCTATCTGCCATTCGTTCCCATATTGGTGGTATCTTACCGTATATTTGGCCTAACTTAATTATGTTAGGATCTCCTGATAGGTACCATTTCCATTCAGCATCTGCATATTCCCAGTTCCACTGTCTGTCTTCATCTAATATGTGATTGTTTAAAGGATTTTTAATATAAAAACCTACATTAAATAAAGCTTTTGTATTATCAAACTTTAAACCATCGTTGTTTATTTTTTTATAAAAATAATCAAAAGCATCACTTGCTGTATCAAAGTTTCTTTTTGTTTTTATCATAATAAAATCTATATAATTCAAATATTTTAGCGTTGATTTGTTTTCCGTTATATTTATATGGTGATCTTTTTTTAGCTCCATTAACATCTACATCTATCCACCAAAAATAATTATCTCTATCACTACTTGCTGCCCATGGAGATATTTTAATTCCATTGTTTATACACCAACTATAGGCTTTTCTATTTTCATCAGTCCAATCAGGACCTACAATATTAACCTTTTTCTTCTTCCAAGCCGCGCTCATTAATCCCAAGGCATTGATTCCTCTTCTAACTCAGCCATTCGATGAGGTATGAAACAACCTGATTTATGCTCCCATTTAAAATAAGCTTCAGCACCGTTCTCACCTAAGTTTTGAAACTTTACTTTAAGTACTTTTGCTTTAACTGTTTTAGCTTCATAATCTCTGTGTACCAGTATACCATGATAACTTGCATCATACCATTCACCACCACCTTTAATATTATACATAGTAGGTTCTTCAATTTTACCATCTTTATCTCTATACATTTTAGTCGGATGTGCTACAATAAAAACCAAGACATCATATTTCTTACAAAACATTTCAATCTTAGTTAGATATTCCATTGTATATCTATTTACATCCTCGGTTTTACAATCAACATCTCTTATCTTATTAAAAGGATCTATAACAAGACATTTAATACCCTTACGTTTAACAAGCTCAGCACCTTTACGTAATACAGATTCAAGAGTATATCTTTCCATATCAATATGGAAAAAATTATCGTTACAATGTTCAGCAACTTTATTCCATTTATCTGTATGTATATCATTTCTTGTTGGCATATCCTGCCATATTTTACGCATAAGTTTATGAGCATGTAAATAAGTAGGAGCATTCTCTGGTGATGCAAAAGCAGTTTTCCATTGATACCTTTGGTTATAACCTACAACCATCTGATCAACGAAATCTGATTTTCCGCTACTAGGTATCCCAGTAACAGTGATAAACTGCCCAGTATAAGTACTAAAAATATTATCAAAGTTAGGTAACCCAACTTGATAACCAGGTTTGAAACCATTTTTAACGAAGTCTGTAATTTCATCTTCAATATCTTTAAATGTTTTTACGTTTTCTAACGGAACAGGTCTTGCATCATTAATTTTATTTCTTAATTGTTCCTTGCCGTATTTAATTAAATATTCATTTGCATCTTTACAATCTTCAAAACTTGCCATGAAACAAACCTCAGCACCAAGACGTCTAATAAGCTCTTGTTGTAATGCTTGACCCGGTTCGTCATTGTCTACAGCTAGTATTACTTTTTCTTTATCTTCAAAGTAATCTATACAGTTATCTAAATAATCTAAATTATTAGAGTTTAGAGTAGCACCATTAGGTACTGATATTGCATTAGTAATTCCAGCTTCATGTAATGCTAACACATCCATTTCGCCTTCAGTTATAACGCAAGTGTCATACCCAACTATACTATTTATGTTATAAAATATTTTTTCAGCTCCCTTATATAATTTAAAGTTTTTACGACCATCTCTGTATTTAACATTAATGAGCTCATCACCTATTATATAGTTGAACTGAATTGTGTTCTCGGGTTTGCCGGTCTGTGGCATAAACTCAGGACCCTCTGTGACCATCAGGTCGTCGAGGGTTTTCTGAGATATTCCACGTGATTGAAACCATTTAGAGACCCTAGACGTTATTTGTTTTGGATCTACAACGTTCAACGCATCAGGACGTATATATGTCTTCTCAGACGATCCCTTACGTTGATACGTATGTAATTGAAATGATGAATCACAATGATGACAAGTACCCAAACCTCTTTCCCAATCATAACTAGCGCATTTGGCTTTCTGGTTTTTAGGCTGCCTGGTATGTGAACACAGGGGACAAATCCCCTGCGTTTTTCCTACATCTAAATCATGTTGGTTAAACTGGTCGATTAAAAATCCGTTAATCTCCGTGTTGTTTACTTGCATTTATTATTAATTAAAAGGGTAAATCATCTTCAATAACCGCTGTAGCTGTTGGAGCTGGTGCTTGTTGCTTCTGTGGGTTATCGAACTTTTTAACTTCTCCGTTGGTCCATACTAATTTAACATTACCTAAATACGTCTTAGCTTCTTTAGCTTCTCTTTCTTCTTTTGATTGAGAGACGATAATTGGACCTTGATTACCAAACTGATCAAGCTCATCATTTAATGTAATACTGATAGGTAAATACTTACCTTTCTTACCAATAATAATCTTATCTTTTGGTATATCATTTAGGTTAATGCTTGCTGCTAATATTAATGCCATTATATTGTTGTATTAAAAAGATTTGTGAACATAGTTCTAAGCTCTGATGCGTTTACACCAGTTCTTCTTCTGAAATTATCTGCTTTTTTAGAGTACGGATGTAGACCATCTGTAGTACTATTATTAACATAAAATTCAGTTACAGGAAAGTTCATTCCAGTCATTGCACATTGTTTTGTTGTTACTTTTCTCTTTCTTGCCATAATAAAATAAAATTAAAGGGTTTTACTAATAAAATATTGTTTCGGATCGAAACTGTCTGTCTTATAAAACAGATCGTAAGCCTCAGCGGCTCTTTTAACCTTGTCCTGACCTGATTCATAAAATTCAGGTGAACAATCATAAATACCTATTTGATGTGTGTTTTTGTCTATTACAATAAACATAAACTCATAACCAAATAAACTGCTATAAATATAAGCTTGTGAATCGTAATTATAACGATAAGCTGAACTCTTAAATTTAGAAAGATCTGCTGTAGTTTTTAAATCAATAATCAACTTTTCGTCGTGATTTACAATATCAGCTTTACCTTTCCACATTTGACCTTCGAGTTCTAAAACTCCAGGTTGTTCGTATTCTACATTACCTGTTCTAATTAATTCTTCACACACGTTGTTAGACATCATTTTATCTCTCATTAATTCGATACCGTCTACTTCATGTTGTAATAAGCATAGTTCTCCGCCTGATACATCTTTATAAGCTTTAGTATTTCTTGTAGATGATTTTACAATTTTAAACTTTTCTAATTTATCAGGTTCAAGAATAGCAGTGTGAAAATAACCACCAACTAAAAATGCAGCTGATGGTTTTGATTGTTGTCCAAGTGCTAAAGGGTTGTTTAATAAAGCTCTAATATCACTGTTACTTAAAAATTGTTTACCAAAATCTCCGTAATAATGTTCATCAATTTTAAGCTTATCTAACACCTCTTGTTTGGTCATATTATAATGTTATTTGTTTTTCAATTTCAGGGGTTACATTATATTTCTTTTTGATAGCATCTAAAGTTCCACCAGCTTGCACATAGTCTTTAGCTTTTTTAATAGCTATTTTATCCATAGGTTTACCATGTGTGTTTATAGCGTCACTATCTTGCGTATCATCAATTAGGAATAAATTTCCTAATGCATACTTCTTACCATAGCTCGATGCAGTACCAAACTGTTGTGGAGTTTGCATACCTTTCTGATTTAAATCTACACCAACTAATGCTGTAGCTTTAAGTTCCATACCTTTTTCGTCTTTAATAATAGCTATACTTTTAATTATAGGCATAGGGGCAGGTGAGATTAATTTTTCTTTAATCCTTACTGATACTCCTAACTCTAAAAGATAGGGTTTAATTGCTTCGAGAATGTCTTCGGCTGATCTGAAGTAATATTTGCCGAATGAGTTAAATCTACTTTTCTTCGATTTAAATCTTGTTTGAATTTGTGTTAACTTTTGGTATACGGTCATAGTTATATAATTACATATTAAAAATTAGTTTTACATTAGTAAACTACAGATAGTCAAGCACTTGCGAGTGATCAACATTATCAATTAGTTTATCTACAGCTTGTTTTTTAAGCTCTGAAACACGTACATAAGCACTGCTTCCCTCGATGTTTAAGATCTCTGCTATTTTGTTTGCTGAATGCTTTTCACAGTCTAAACCATAGCTTAATCTTAACACATTATATTCTTTTTCATTTAAATGAGTTTTTAATAAACTAGTTAAATAAATATTTAAAATACCTATATTATAAGGCTCTGATTTATCTGCTATTTGATAAATCATAGATTCTTCTTCGTCAGCATTCTTTGGTTTATCATCAATTGATAAAAACATACTATTAAAAAACATCGCCACCATCTTTTTATCTTTACCATTATTCTTACGTATTTCATTTAATTTATGTTCTGGTATACGCATGTCACCTCTGTTTATATCAACAGCTCGTCTTATACCACCTTTAATACGTTTAGATAAAAAAGATTTTAATGTTTTCTCTTGATCTTCTGATTCACTAAGTCTTATCCAATCAATTTTTCTTATAGCTTTAGTTAAACTAAAATTACCTTCTTGTATAAGATCATTTATGCTCATAACACCAGAAGCCTGTTGAGTTGTTGAAAATTTTCTAGCTATATTTTCTACTAAAAGCATAAATTTCCATTGCAATTGTTCTTCGTTTAAACTTTCAATAGGCTTATCTTCTATCTTTTTTAATTGCACTAATAAATCATTTTTATAACGGATATAATTAGGTATATTATATTTTTTCATTTTCTTTATTTAAAATTACTTTTTCTTTTTTTAATTGTTGAGACATATTTCTATGTATAGTTCTTGTAGAACATTCTAATAAATCCGCTATACGGTTTATTGTTATTTTTTTACCTTGATCGTTCAAATCAAGCATTACATCGTAAATATCTTCTTCATATATTTTACTTGATCTTCCAATCAAACTACCTACTACTTTAAGTTTTTCACTTAATGATAAACCACAATTAGGTTTAAATATTACTTTACGTAACCTATTTTTCGGTATATCTTCACTATCTCTTTTGTACACATCAGTTATCATATCTTTCAGTACTTTTTCACTTATAAAAAATGTTACAAATCCATTTTCTTTATTAGCTATAAATCTAGCTAAATGCTCTAAGAAAGGACTTAAACTATATTTACTATCTTTATTTAAATGATATAAAGCTAACATGTGCCATTTCAATGATTTGTATGTAGTTATCTTAGCTTTACTATTAAACAAATGAAAAGCTTCATACGTACCATTTTCATAGTATTTGTACTGATCTGTATCGATAGTTGGTTTATCATTAATAGGTTCGCGTCTATACACCACGCGTCTATCATTCAACCATTTTATGTTTCTATCATGTGACATTAGCTAGTTACTATTATTTATTATATACCCTATTGTCACGTTTTTTTCTAGGTTTTTGAAAATTCTTAATTTTCGTTCTTATTCCCATGAAATCAACTTTAACAAGGTGTTTTATATTTTTACTTGTGTTCATATAATTTAATTTTTACGTTATCCCATTTACCATATTTCATTGTTTCATCAACAAGAAAATCTATTCTATTAGTCCATCGTTTATTCATTCTATCTCTTATGACCCAAAGGCCATCCATATCTCCAGCATTACTAATTAAAACAATACTGTTCATTTTAAAACCTTTAGATTCAAGATCCCTAGACACAGCTATTATTCTGTGTGACTCAGGATTTTCCATATTTATTTTAAAATTTGTAGCAGTTCTATCAGGTGTACTGTCTGTTTGCTTGATGGTAGCGTGGTATATAGTTGCCGTTACTGTCAAGTCTGACGTCAATATCGTCGACATCAAAAGGGTACTCAGTATAAGGTTTTTCATCTTTATTAATTATAGATTTTTTATCGTTAATATAATAATTCCAATAAGCTTTTAAACTGTTCCAAGTTACTTTATATTCATCAGGCATACATTGTGGAGGCATTGTAAAATGACCATTTTGCATACCTTCAGGGGGATTTAACAAAACTTTAGCACATTTAGTTATGCTTAAGTGCTTTTTCTTATAACGTTTAGTATATTCCTCACCAAGCGCCATCATATAATCATATAACCAAAAATATTGTTGCATATTTTCTCGTGCCCATTGCGTTGAAGGGTGATTATAATGTGCTTTACGGTAAGGAATATAACTACCGTCATACTCATACAACTCAGCATAATGATGATGAGCTGTACAGAGCATTTGGGCTGCTTCGAGTATCATTTTGACTTTGTGTTTATCATAGTGATAAGCGGCAGCTTTATTCGGGTTAGGGTGTAAATAAAATATGTTCATGCTTTATTTACCCTATTATAGTGTTGATCAAGTAGCATATTGGCAACTTCTATGCTGATCATATTATCGTTATACAATTGCCATATTAATTTACTCATAGTTTCTTAAACCTTTAAACAATGGATGTCTATAACTACCAGCTTGAGTTCTTTCAAAGAAAGTAAACGTAGCTCTTTGACCCATATATTGATGAATATTCTTTAACATACATTTAAGATCTGCGTAGTCATAACCTTTACCTGGAGGACAACCGAATTTATTACCGTCATCATCTTGCATAAAGAACTTACCAATAGTACCTAATCTTTTACCTTTACCTTCTTCATAACCTACAATTGTAGCTTCTGTATCTTGGAAATCTTTAAACTTTTGTAAATTGTAAGACCTTTTACATTGATAAGGAGCATCTAGACGCAGTATAGAGCCTTCATAACCTTCATTTAAGTTATATTGATGTCTTAATTTTGCGGCATCCTTAGATCTAACTCTAGACGTTTCTACATATTTAACACAATAAGAATACATATCGCTTGTAACAAGCTGGTTCATTCTAGTACTGTAATTGTTTATTTGATCTATATAGTCATAACAATGAAATTGTACTAGTTTTTTAGCTTCTAATTTATCAGCATCAGTTGGCTTTTGTTTTCTAACTAATGATATAATCTTTTCGAAGTCATCTCTAAGATCATGGTTGTATAATTCACCGTCAAGAATAACGTCATCATTAAACTCAAACCAAGGTTTTAGTGAGTCTTTAATGTGTTCAAGGTTGTGAAATTCTTTACCTGTTCTGGAAAAACATCTAATGTTTTCTTTTTCATCGAGGTGTATAACACAACGTACGCCGTCAAGCTTTGGTTGAATGTATACCTTCTCGGACCAGTCGACGGGTTTTTTGTCTACTTTGTATGCGAGCATTGGTTTAATCATAATTTATCTATTTTATTTTGTATTTCATTAATTTTTCTTTTCATTATCTCAGCTTTTTCATACTCTTCATCATCAATAAATTTGTTTTGAAGTGTACATAATCTGCCAAGTTCATCTTGTAGTATTTCACGCTCAGACATTTTACCTTCATATATAGGTTTGTCTTCTACGTATTTAATACCATAAGATGCAGTTTCAGGGTTAATAAACTCCTGATATAGATCGAATTTTATTCTATCTAATAGTCTTTGATATTGTTTTTCTGTCATTAGTAGTTTAATGTTTTTGGATTAGCTAAATGATATCTAATATCCATTTGTTTATCTTCTAATTCTTCGATTCTAACTAATAATTCTCTCAAAGTATAAGCTTGACCATCTCTGTGAGACTTTACTTTAATTTCTTTATCCATTGGTTGTTTTATATTATTATCCATTTTATATCGTATTTACTTTGTATTTTTCGTTCCAATCAGTGTAACCCATATTTTTTTGCTTATATTTGTCGATTAGTTTTCGTGCACCACCAACAAATTTACAAGTGTTAGTGTACTGATTATAAGCACTTAACCATACATCAGGTTTACCTGTCCATATAATCCAAGTGTATTCATGATCAACACTATCAACGTTTGGGTATAAATACTGACCGTTGTAGTGAAAATCATGTACTAAATGTGATGCTATTCTTGATCCATCACCAAAATGCGTAAAACCTCTATCATTTTGCATGTGTTGAATCCAATTAGCAAGTTCTACACCTCTCCACTCAGGATAACCATCGTGATGCATGTACATATGGACATAAGCTTTATCGCTAACCAATTGAGGTTTAACAGCAAAGCCTTTGTCAAATTCTTCCGCGTGTGATCTATCGACTACAAGCGTCATATTTCTAGTTGCCATATTATTAATTTAAAATTAGTTGACTCGTCAGGTCTCGAACCTGAACTCTTCTGGACCAAAACCAGACGTGTTACCAATTACACCACGAGTCATTGTGATTAATCAAGTAATACCATATAGGCTTTAGGGTTAGCTTTTCTAAACCAATCTAAACCTTTTCTTGTTAAATCATATTTTTGTACCATTTGAGAACCCATAATTAAGTCATACATACTTAATTCTAAGTTGTTTAATTCATAAGTATCTCCTGAAAAAGGATTTGTTACTTTATCACCTTTCTCATATATAGTACCATTAAACCATTTAGGTAATTTCATTTTGTTTTTCATAATCTAAGTAATCTATTCTTTCATGATCTTTTTCTATTAAAGAAGCTATATAATTCCAAACTTCTCTTTGTCTTTTAGTGTGATCTAACACACCTATAAGCTGTTCTTTTGTAATAAAAAGAGTTTGATCATCTTTTATTTCTTGCTTTAACCTGCTAATGTCATTATCTAAACCATGTATAGTAGCAAAAGCTTTATCGTGTGCTCTATTTTTTATATCTTTTTCCATATTATTTATTAATTATATAGTCTCCATACATAAAATCTGTAGCGGATAATTTGTAAGTTGGTATATTACAATATACCGCCATATCATTTAAATTACTAACAGTTAAGTCATGCCATGAAGTTTTAGACATAAGAGTGTACTTAAGTCTTTTAGCGCTAGAATATTGTCTAGCATTTTTTTGTAGTGACGACTTAAAACCTGGTTTTAGCCTGTCATAAATTGTTTTAATTCTCATATTTTTATTATCCGTATTAAGTCGTATTTAGTTTGTAAGTTCGTGTGCTTCAAATCTTTGTCTTTCTTTGTCTATTATATCACCAATGTGATCTTGCATTGCTACAATATCCATTGCTAATAGTTGTAATTCCGCTAAACCATTAACTTCATGAACACTCATGTATTCATTTAAGTCATTGTTTTGCAAAGCTTCAACACAGTCTGCTAAATCTCTTGCAGTATTTTCAAACCTGCAATAACTCATATTTGCCATATTTAATTATTTAATGTTAGTTGCGCTGGCCGGATTCGAACCGACGACCTCAAGGTTATGAGCCTTGCGAGCTGGCCACTGCTCTACAGCGCTATATTTAGAGGACTTACATCTGCTTTGTACCTTTAACATTGCAATATCAGGTGCATGAATGCCTCTTATTTAGTGGAAGTGGGCGGAGTCGAACCGCCGTTTAAAGCTGCAATACACTTACGTTTTCCATAAGGACACACATGCATGCTTTACTTACCTTATCACTCCCTAGTGGACGTGGCAGGAATCGAACCTGCGTCCAAGTTAGTGTGGCTTTCGCCTCCTATTTCTTGTCTACCCTACTTCACGTCCATTGTAGCAGGCAATTCACTTATGTGTAAAGCTGATGATTTATCAGGCCCTGCTTTACCTAGTTAAGCTACTCGTCCTGCTACTTAATTTACTTTCTACGCCAAGATTTATGAACTCTGTCACTTAGTTCTTGACTTACTATTTGTACTTCTAGTACTTGTTTGTTTGCAATAATAGGTATATAACTATATTGCTTTGTTTCGCTACAGTTTACACAGGTTGAATAACCTAGTGCTAGTCTGCCTGCCGGTATTTTGTTGTTACATTTACATTTCATAACTATATTATCCAGTTATGTTCGTATTTAGTTTGTAAATTGTATCTTTTAAACCACTCAATTTCTATACGTTCAGCTTCTTGCTTAGTTATTTTAAGTAGTTTAACGTGCTTATGTCTTCTTTTATTCTTCGTGATCATCTAATTCTGTATGCAATTTTTCTATTGTAGCACACATAATCATGTGCATTAGTTGATTATATTCATCACCATTTAGCTTGTCGTGATCTAAATCTGATCCGTCAATGGCCCACTGTACAGAATCGTACAATGTTTCTTTAATATAAGATGATTGTGCGTCTGCTATTTCATCTATAATTTTCATTTTACTCATAATTTTATTAATTTTAATTGTTTTACGTCATATTTTTGTGTATATTCACGCCAGTAACTCGTATAAACATGCTTTTTACACTTACTATAGTTAGATTTTTGATAAGTTTTTACTTGTTTATACTCTTTATCAGTGAAACTACCACATTCACCTTCGATTTTAGCGAGCTTAAAGTGTTGAAAAGCCCGCTTTTTTCGTTTATTTTCTACATATTGTAGTAATTCTCGCATATTTTTACACATAGATTCTATCGTTTATTGTATACCAGTTGATATAGTCGGTGTATTCTACGTTTTGATTTAGTCTATTTAGTACTTTGTAACCATTATCTGTTTCGATAATAGCATTGCCAGTTTCTTGATTGAATTTAATTTTTTTCATATATAATTATTATCCTTTATTATTCGTATTTAGTTTGTAATTTCTTAAGTAAAAGTCTAACATAAATTTCATTCTAGCAAGACCATTCCATATTTTTACTCTATTATAACCATTATAAATATATGTTTTAAGTATACCATCATCTGTTAGAAACATTTGTCTACTTTCTGATTTGTACACTGGATTTATTTGATAGTTAGATGAGCAAGAGTTTTGGTTTCTTACATAACCTGTTTTAAAGCAAGCTAGTCTTAATCTTTTGCCATTTGGCCAAGTTTTTCTTGATGGTACAGGGAATTCAAACTCTCTTGTACCATTTATTGCTTGTTTTTGTGTAGTTACTTCTTTGATATTATGCTCTATTAATAGTCTTCTTGCGAAAGAATCCTCTAGCATTTGATTTTCTTGTTGCCAAGTGTATTTGTTATTCATAGTTAATCTGCGTTTAAAGTTCCGTATTTATTCATAAATTCTTGTTCAGCTAAGTCATATTGCTGTTGATTGTCAAGGTGTTCTTGTCTGTTATCAACATAGTCATCAATAGTTTCTTGCATTTCATTGATAGTTTTAGTTCCAAATGACACCGTGTTAAGACCTTTTAGTAAAGCTTTGTCTTCACAGTGATAACCTGTTGCTAATTTACCATCGAATGTTTTCCACTCATGATAACTATATTTTACATTTCTGTATTTCATATTGATATTACAGTTACGAAATAGTAAGAGATTAGTACTATTGTTATTAAAGTTAAGATTACATTTGACTTTTGTAAGTCACTCAAGTTTCTATTATTATTCATATTTAATTATTTATAGTTAGTAGACATGGTGAGAATCGAACTCACATTAACCATTATGTCTTGTACTTGTTCGCAATTTATACTGTTAGAAACAAGTGGAACTCACAGTGTAGTTAGTTGTTACACTAATTCTACATTTCTTAACACTACTGGGATATTATTTGTAGCGGTATAACTTTTGTACTTTTGAAAACAATTCATTTTTTCTAAGTTACTTTTCATAATGTTGAACGCTTTGTCGTGATTATAAGTGTATGTGATACCTTTTTTGTTAGTAAATTCAATTACTACATTTTTTCCAATTAGTGATTTTCTGATTACAAATCTTTTTGATGTTATTTTACTCATGTTATTAATATTTATTATTAGTTTTCTTTATTATATTATCCAAGTTTAGTCGTATTTAGTTTGTAATATTATAAATTACTTGTTATTACTTCATACAAATAATCTTGTACACTTTCTTTATATTTATCTTTACACATAGTGTTATCGTATGGAAATTCTATTTTAATTTGTTCAGTGATATTTGTTATTGAAGTTTCTAATATGTAATTCATAAGAGTGTATATTTATTTATTTAGTTAAATGAGTTGAGTGGTTTACCACACTATCTCAATATGTATAAGTATTATTACTTAATTACTTACATTTATATTATCCAAATCACTTCGTATTTACTTTGTAATAATATAAAGTTAGTTTATAATTAGAAAAACATGAATAGTCTGGGGAAATACAGGAAAAACCTAAAAACTTTCAGGTAAACGTAAAAAAACAAGGGGAGGCCTTGTGAATCAAAGTCATTTTGGTTAATAGCGGCGGAGTGCAGGGGATAGTGGCAACACCATACTTCTATATACACAACAAAAAATAGTGACATTAGCTATTAAAGGTATAATAGTAACAGGCTATTGTCACACTCCTAAAATATAGCTTTATATATAAGAGTAAACCTTATCAAAAACGTGTAATATTACTAATCATAGTGCGCTTCAACAAAAGTCCACTAGAGAAATAACCTAAATTCACATGTTTACCTTGTAGACAGAATATAAATAAAAAAAAATATGGCACAAATCTCCACTTATCCTATGCTTACACCTAAACTGGGTGATAAAGTAATAGGATCTAACTTATATGACAGCTCGGGAAATGTAGTAACAGGAAATCCGACATGTCAATTTAACTTCACAGATATAAAAGCGCTGGTAGATCAGCAGTTCACAGAGCAATTCACCTCATCTAGTAACGATAGTGGTGTTGCAGGCATCCCAGCTTCACAAGGTCCAGTAGCGACAAACACAGTTCATCAAATAATTTTCGGCCAAGCCAATTCTACATCACTAAATGTAACTATTGGTGCTGATGGCAAGGTTACATGGTTAAAAGCAGGTACTTATTACGTCACTCAAGAGTATTATTTGGGTGGTACTCAAAATAACACCCTATTTACTATATTTAGAACCTATGATGGTACTAACCAAGTTGGTCCTACAGTAGGTGAATCGTATAAAGTACAAGAAAGTGCTGATAGAACAAGGGTTGTAATAAACCAAATGGTAAATATAACAGAAGCATTAGCTGGAACATACCACGTTTATCAAATGATAAGAGATGCTTCAGGTGCTAACGATGGTACTTTGTATCAAAAACAGAATAATAATAGTTGGACAACTATACCTAATGCACAAATAACAATTTCAAAACTAATATAACATGGCAATAATATATTCATATCCCACCGTAACGCCTTCAGCTGATGATTTAGTTTTAGGAACAGATATAAACGGTGATGGTAAACCAACAAAAAACTTTACTATACAAAGTATTGTAGACATTGTGCAAGGTGGTGCAACTGGTCTGGGTGCAGTACTTGCTATTAGTAGTGATGCACTTGCTCAGCCAGCAACAAACTTTACAAATGTTCAAGGTACAGGTACTTTTACAGCAGGTACATTCGCAGACGGTACAATGTCTATATCAAGTGGTGTAGGAACTGGATTTACATCTTTCACATCTACATCTATAACAGGTACTCTTCAAACAGCTGCTCAACCAAATATAACTTCTCTTGGTGCTTTAACTGCTTTGGTAATAAATGGTTCTATATCTGGAACTAATGTTATTACAAGTACAACTTTAGCTGGAGCTTCAAATACAAACATAGCAAGCACACTTGCAATTAAAACATATGTTGATAGCAACCCGTCAGGTGCTGAATCTTTAGCAGCTACATTACTTATTGGTAACACAACTAGTGGAACTGATATTGCTGTTTCAGCCGCTGATGATATTACTTTAACAGATACTTCAAAAGTAATTCTAGGTACCGGAGGTGATACTGAAATAACACATGATGGTACAGATTTTAAAATAACAAATACAGATGGTGATATTGAATTAACAAACACTCCTGCCGCTGGTAGTATAAAATTAACTACATCAGCAACCGCAACAAAAGTAGAATTAAACGGTGTAGCGGGTGTAGAATTAGATTTTAATAGTACGAAAAAATTCGAAGTACTAACAGGTGGTGCTAAAACAACAGGTGATTTTGAAGCAACTGGCTCTGGTACTTTTGTTAATTTATTAAACTCTGGTACTTATCAAGACTCAAGTGGTGATGTAGGTAATGCAGGTCAATTATTATCTTCAACAGGTACTGGTACAAATTGGGTTACAGAAGCTCCTTTGTATACTTGGATTATAGAAGCTGATAGTGGAACAGGTAGTCCTTACACTGTTGCTTCAGGCGATACAATTGATTTTGTGGGTATAGGTAATATATCAACTGCTTGGGATAATGCTACTAAAGAATTAAGAATTAGTAGTAGTAATCCAGATGGATCTGGTGCTGCTAATCAAGTAACATATTGGTCAGATGCAGATACTATAACCGGTGCATCAGGATTTACATTTGCAGGAGGTGCAACAGGTAAAGTAGCTATAGGTGGTGAATTAGAAGTGGGTGGTGTACTTACAGACGGAACATTCACTGGATCTTCTGGTACTTATACGGGTTATGTCAGTATTACATCAGCTGCTTTTGTAGGACCTTTAACCGGTAATGCTAGTACAGCAACTGCTTTAGCTACCGCTGGAACAATACAGCTTGATGCTGGTTCTGGAGCAACACAAGGTGTAGGTAGTAATGCTGTAACTTATACAAGTGGTGGTGATATAACTTTAACAACTACTTTAGCAGATACAACAGTAACAGCAAAAGCTTTAACTAACTTACCAACCCCTACTTCTTCAGCAATTACAGCTTCAGATACTATACTTGCTGCAATGGCAAAATTACAAGGCCAAATAACTTCAACAACAGGTTTAGCTTATGAAGGAACATGGGATCCTGGAAACAATGCTAATGCAGGTGGTACTCCAGATCTAAGATTAGCAGGTAATAAAGTCAACGGTCATTTCTATATATGTAGTGCTGCTGGTATTGGTACACCAAATGGTAATGGTACTACACCAAACTCATGGGCAATAGGTGACTGGGTTATATATGTTGCAAATGGTTCTGCTACAGACGAGTGGCAAAAGTTAGATCAATCAAACGAAGTTTTAGGATCTGGTACAGCTAATAAAATAGCTAAATGGACAGCAACAAATACTTTAGGTACAGGTCTTATATCTGATGATGGTACAACAGTAACTATAGGTACTAACGGTAATTTAACAGTACAAGGTGATACAATACTTGGTGACGATGCTGCAACTGATACTGTTACATTAAATGGTCCAACTACATTTGAATCAACTGGTAGGTTTAAAAAAGGTTTAGCATTAGGTACAGCTGTAGATGGTTCAGAATATGGAGATGGAACAAAAGTTTTAACATCTAGCGGAGCATCAGGAACTGCTCCTACGTGGGAAACACCTACAACAGGTGTGGTTACAAGTATAACAGGTAATTACGGTATAACTGTAGCTGGTACAGCTGCTGTTCCTACAATAGCTGTAACTTCTGACGTAAATAACTTAATAAACCAGGCTACTACAAAAGCTACACCAGTAGGTGCAGACTCAATATTAATAAACGATAGCGAGGATAGTAATGCTCTTAAAAATGCTTCATTAACTTCTATAAAAACATTTACAGCTGAAAGTTGGTTATTAGACGTAGATGGTGGTACTGCTGCAACTATATCAGATGGTGATCAAGTAGGTTTTAATAGTGGAGCTGGTATTGTACAAACTTTGTCAACTAAAGATGTTTCAACAGCTTTAAGATATGATGATAGTGATAATTCTGGTACAATTAAAAACTTTATAGAGGCTGCAACAACAGCAACCCCTACAAGTAGTGATTTATTAATATTTGGTGATCAAGCAGGTGGTAGTGCTATAAATAGTGTTAAAAAAGCTACTATAGCTAATTTCCCTTTTTTACCAGCGGTAACAGGTACTCAGTATACTTTACCAATGTTTGCAACAACGTCTACATTAGATGATTCTATTATATCACAAAATGCAGGTGCTACTGAAGCTACTATTTCTGGTAATCTTAATATAACTGGAATATATAAAAAAGGTGGTTCTCAAATTGCTTTAAATGATTTAAGTAATGCTAGCACATTACATAACTCTGTATTTTTAGGTAATATTCCAGCAGGTTTAGATGTAACAGGTGGTAGTGATTGTATAATAATTGGTTACAGAGCTGGTAACGCTTTAACTTCTGGCGATGGTAATGTTTTAATTGGAAAAGATGCAGGGTTAGCAGTCACCACAGGAGGTGATAATATTTTCATTGGAGCTGAAGCAGGAGTAGCAAATACAAATGGTTCTAATGTTGGTATTGGAAGTAAAGCGTTAGAAGCATCAACGAGTTCTACAAATAATGTTGCAATAGGAAATCAAGTTGCTATTAATTTAACTACAGGAGATAAAAATATTTACATAGGACCTTTAGTTGTTGCAGGAGCGGTTGATGCTGAGAAAGAAATTGTTATAGGTTATCAAACTACTGGAAACGGATCAAATACAATAACTCTAGGTGCTAGTTCTTCCACTGTATTTTATGGTGGTCAAAACGGAATTAATATAGGTAGTGCTGTAAAACCATGGGGTGATTTATATGTAGATAATGGATTTTTTGATGGTAATATAACTGTTGATGGTCATATAATCCACGGTGGTGGTGGTGGTGGAACTGCTAAAGGTGGTACGTTTAC